CAAAGAAAATTTCAAGTGACGCTAGCGTCTATGTTCTCATATCTTAAGGTGTCTTAATGCTTTCATTCAGATCATTCATAACAGAACAGACTCGCGGTAAAGGTCTTACTATTTTTGACATAGACGAAACGCTATTTCAGACAAAAGCTTTGGTTAAGGTAGTGAAGGACGGAAAAGTAGTTCAGTCTCTTGATAACCAAGCTTTTAATACATATAAGCTTAAAGACGGTGAGTCGTACGACTTCGGTGAATTTACTTCAGCTGAGATCTTTCAGAACACCTCTGTTCCTATCATGAAGATGGTTCAAAAAGCAAAAGCAATTATACGTAATGCGGTAAATGCTGGGTCTAGAGTTATTATCGTGACTGCTAGATCGGACTTCGACGATAAGAAAAAGTTCCTTGACACATTCCGTAGATATGGAATAGATATAGATAAGGTGTATGTTGAAAGAGCTGGTAACTTAGGTCTAGGATCGAGCGCAAAGAACAAACGCTTTATATTTCATAAATACCTACGTAAAGGAGAGTACGAGAGAGTACGCTTCTTTGATGACGCGATGTCAAACATTACGATGTTTAAGGCTCTTGCAAAGCAGTATCCGGACATATCGTTCGAAGCATATCACGTTCACCATGACGGATCAGTAAGGAAAGTATGATGCTATCATTCGACCAGTTTCTTGTAGAATCAAAGAACACTCACATGGAGCATATCGAGGATAATATCCTCAATGCGGGTGTCGAGGGTGCACGTCAGTCGATTAACTATCTTCGTTCTCTTCGTGACATGCTAGCAGGCAACTCTACGAAGTCGGTGAACGTAACGATTAAATGGGATGGCGCACCAGCAGTATTCGCAGGCATTGACCCAAGCGATGGTAAGTTCTTTGTAGCAAAGAAGGGTATCTTCAATAAGGACCCAAAGGTGTATAAGACACCAGCTGATATCGATGCAGATACGTCAGGTGATTTGAACACTAAGCTCAAGATTGCTCTTGAAGAGCTCTCAAAGCTTGGTATTACAGGAGTGGTACAAGGTGACTTCTTATATTCGAAAGAAGATATTCGAGAAGTGGATATTGATGGAGAATCGTATATTACTTTCCATCCTAACACGATTGTTTACGCGATACCGAAGAACAGCCAACTTGCTCGTGAAATCCTTGCCTCAAGAATCGGTGTGGTCTGGCACACTACATACCGAGGAAACACTCTTGAATCAATGTCAGCGAGTTTTGGAGAGGAGATCGCAAGCGGCCTCAAGAAAACGAAGTCGGTCTGGTCAGTAGACGCAGTTTACAAAGATGTTTCTGGTTCCGCTAACTTTAATGCAGCAGAAACAAAAGAAGTAACTGAGCTATTGTCAAAGGCAGGTAAGATCTTCTCAGGCTTAAAGAGATCTGCGCTTGATGGCATTTCGGATAATGATGATCTTCTTATGCGAGTAAAAGCTTACATTAACACAAAGGTCCGTGTCGGTGAACGTATTGGTAACACCTCTCAGTTCGTCGATGGTCTTATGAAGTATGTACATGACTTTTATCAAAAAGAGATTGACAAGAAAGCGACTGATAAGGCAAAAGCTGCTGGAGAAGCAAAGCGTGCAGAAGTCATGAAGTACTTTGCAAACACTCCTAAAACTGAAATTGTGAAAATCTTTGATATGTACAATCTCATCGTCGATGCTAAGCATTTGATTATTCGTAAGCTCGACAAAGCAAAACAGATTGGAACGTTCCTTAAAACTGCTGATGGCTACAAAGTCACTGAGCAAGAGGGATTCGTTGCTATCGATCACATGGGTAAGAATGCTGTGAAACTTGTAGATAGACTACAGTTTAGCCATGCAAACTTCTCGTCAGACATTATCAAAGGATGGCAGCGTTAATGGCACAGTTTAGAACAGACACTTCTAAATATTCACTCGACAATAAAACCCTGTTTGAAGTAAATATGCTTAGCAGTAGATTTACTGCGTCAGGGACAGCAACCGATGCTTTCGGCCGTCTAAGAGTTGCAAATCCACTTACATTGTTTGATTCATTTCACCGTTATCAAGACAACGGTAAATTTTCTACTAGCACAAGCGGTACGGCAAATACACAATATCAAGCAAACGAATCTGTAGTAGATTTGAATGTGGGTACTGCATCGGGTGATAGATGCTATCGCGAAACAAAAAGAGTTTTCGCGTATCAGCCTGGCAAGTCATTGCTCATCATGAACACGTTCGCGATGAATGAGCAAAAAGCAAATCTGAGACAGCGCGTTGGCTACTTCAATTCGCAGAATGGTGTGTTCCTCGAAAATGATGGTACCGGCAATTACCTCGTACTGAGAACATACACGTCTGGATCTGTTGTAGAAACTAGAGTTGCACAAGCAAACTGGAATATCGACAAGTTTGACGGCACAGGGGCCTCTTCGCAATCAGGACACCCAGATCGCGGAAATCTAAATACTGCTAAATCAAACATTTTCTGGGTTGATATTGAATGGTTAGGCGTTGGTGATGTTCGCTGCGGGTTTGTAGTTGACGGATTGATGGTGCCTGCACATGTATTTCACAATGATAATCTTAACGCAACTACTTATATGACGACTGCTATTCTACCTGTTCGATATGAAATTGAAAATACCGGTATAACAGCATCTGTATCTAAGATGAAACAAATCTGCTCAACGGTTGTTTCAGAAGGTGGATATACGCTTGAAGGTAGAGCAAGAAGCGTTAGCATACCGATCACCACTCCAAAAGACTTGCCAACAGCAGGAACTTTTACACCTGTCATGTCAATCAGGCTGAAAGATTCGTTCAAAGATGCACTAGCGGTATTGAAGGATGTTGAGTTCTTCGGCATAACAAACAATACGAGTTATCGGTACAAGATTATTATCGGTGGCACGTTAACTGATGCATCATGGGCATCTGCTGCATCGGATTCGCCTATCGAATATGACCTTGCTGCAACGGCAATCTCTGGTGGAAGAGATGCACAAGTTGGTTATGTCAATGTCTCCGCTGGTGCTGGCGGGGCAGCAGTGAATCTTGGAAGAGAAACATTGTTTACATATCAGTTTGAAAGAGACCCATTCGCGGTGAGTGATGCCGGTACAATCATCACACTTGCTGCTACTGGTGCAGCAAACGGCAACGATGGGGTCGGGGCAATGACTTGGGAAGAAATCACGTAAGTGACTACCGGCTATACCTAAATGTCAATGTAAACTGTCGACTTTTTGTGATAAATATATCCGTATGACAAAGGTATAGTATACGGAGAAAAGAATGTACGCCGCTGTAAATGAAACTGCTCGAGCAATTAGCCCGCTTAGCATCGCAATATCAAATGGAATCCTTCGCTCGATCGAACTTATGCTAAAAGCAATTCCATCTGGATCAAAAGAAAAAAAGATTAGAGATCTCGCTCATTCACTTAAGTTTGAGTACCCACACGAATCACTTGATTATGTTACGAACATGGCTGCTAATATTTATGAGGATGGTCGCAAATGATAGATCCAGATCACTCATACTTTAAAGACATTGACGACAAAAAGAAAAATGGTGGCAAGTAATGTGGAAAAAGATAGTTAAATTTTTTGAGAGATACGACGAGAAAACTTGGGCTCACAAGTATCTTTCTGAGTCGTATGATCATATCGATCTTGAACGTAGAATGGAAGAGCTTGACCGTCGTGGTATCCGCTGGTACTGATCAATCACAATAAATAGAATTGAGTCAAGGAGAGTTTCGGCTCTCCTTTTTTATTGGAGGAAGATATGGTAATAATGGATCGTGGCCACAACGGCGGTAATGTGTGGCGTTGGCAGACTCTTGAAAGATTTGTGAAAGAAAATAATTGGACTAATGGCGCAGAACTCGGTGTTTGGTATGGCGAAACATTCAAGCGTTTAGTAAATAACTGTCCAGATCTTCGTTTGTTTGGTGTTGACTTATATGCAGAACAACCTGAGAATGATGGGCCGCAAAAGTACATTCCGGGCGAAGATGGTCACGTATGGAAGCATGAACAATACTATGAAGATATTAAGTCTTTTTGTGATGCATCGAACGGTAGAGCAACTATCTATCGTGGATACACTAATGAAGCGTCAAAGCTTGTTGAAGATGAGAGCCTAGATTTTGTATTCATCGATGCAGACCATTCATTTAAGGGTGTAGATGAAGATATTATTCATTGGATGCCAAAGGTGAAAAAGGGCGGGTACGTGATTGGGCATGATATTCATTGGCCGACTGTAAAAGAAGCTGTAGAAAAGCATTTTGGCGAAAACTACTTTAAAGAACAAGATTTTATTTGGTATGTGATAAAATGATAAATGACGAACTTGCTATGAGAACTGTTGCCATCGAAGGTGTAGATAAATTACTCTGGCCAGTACGTGACTTTAATGCTTTTCATTGGCCACTTCAAGATTGGATACGCGACAAAGAAGCTTTTCTAAAATTTGTAAAAGCAAGAGATGTTGTAGTACAAGCTGGTGGATGTTGTGGTATGTATCCTCGATTCTACAAGAATCATTTTAAGCGTGTGTACACGTTTGAACCGAATCCTACAAATTATTATTGTCTTGAAAGAAACTGCGAGGTTGAAGGTATTCATCACCAAAATGTTGCACTCGGTTCTGCAGAAAAACTAGTAAGCCTTGATTCACCGACTGCACCTGGAGAAGAAAATAACGTCGGCATGTATACAGTGAATGAAAATCCGGGTGAAGTAAAAATGATCACTATCGATAGCTTAGGCCTTGATGAGTGTGATCTAATTCACTTTGATCTTGAAGGATATGAGACCGAGGCTTTAAAAGGTGCTATAAATTTAATTGAGAAGTGTAATCCAGTCATTATAACAGAAAGAGCTTGTGGTCGGGAATTGCTCGAATCAATCGGCTACCGTATAGTTCAAAGAACTTCTATGGATTCTATTTTTGTGAGAGGTTGAATATGAATATTGAAAAGAAGATGACGCAGATCTGGATCGGACCAAGACCTGCACCTATGAAGTGGATGAATACTTGGAAAGAAAAACATCCGGATTGGGAATACAGTATCTTTACTCAACAAGATCTTGAGTCAAGAAAATTCCACAATCAGCACCTAATCGACCATTATTATGCCATGGGATTATATAGCGGAGTTTCTGACTTAATCAGATATGAACTATTGTACGAGCGAGGTGGTTTCTTTCCAGAAGCAGACTTCTTGTGCATGGAAAACACCGATGAACTCTTTACTGCCCCAAAAGAATTCTGCTACACTTGTTATGAACAAGAAAAGATTCGTCCGGGATTTGTACAGCCTATTCTTGCAGCAAACCCTGGCAATGATTTCGTGAAAACACTCATCGATATCTTGCATCCTTTGCGTACTGATCAGATGAGTAAGTACCCATGGAAATCTACCGGTAACGAATGGTTATCAAAAGTTATTCCAAATTACAAGCCAAACATCGTAATTTGGCCTTCACATTACTTTATCCCAACTCATTACGACCGCGCGATGCCAAATTATAATGGTACAGATAAAGTTTATGCTCATCACTTATGGGGTTCAACCGGCGGCGGCGTCGATTATCGGGAAGGTGTAAAATGATTCCTACTAAAGCATATATTTTAACTATTGACAATCCTATCTCAAGAGAGTATGCTAAAACTTGTGCAGACTCGTGCGACGCAGTTGGGCTAGCATGGGAATATTTCGAAGGGTATACCAACATATCGATATACGATTCCTGGATCAGAACCGGAATAAACACTCCTACGCTAAAAGGCTTAGTTGGAGATTCACGTATTGATAATACACAGTGTTGCTCTGCAGGCCATGCAGCTATTTGGAAAAAGATATCTGAAGGAAATGAAGCTGCCATCGTTCTTGAGCATGATGCGATAATGTTACATAATCCAAACGTTGATATTCCTGATGATAGAATTGTAGTACTTGGATATAAGACACCAGATCCTTCAAGGTATGATCACATCTCAGCTGGTCCCCCTCAGAGAGTTATCGAATTGGCAGCACATGAGGGCGCTCACGCGTACGCACTTACACCAACTACTGCTAAAGCAATGGTTACCGAAATCGAAACACATGGAATTCTAGGTTGCATTGACAACGCATACTTTATTAAGCATCAGCGTAGAACAAAGACACCTTTGGCTATCATGGACCCAACTCCAGCTATTGGATGGCTACGAGAGTCGACTCTTTGGAAAAAGTCAGCTACCGCAAACTATGATTTTATTCCATCGTTTTCGTGTCATTTTCGTTAAACTATAAATAGCCCTAATAGAAGCTTGCGGTTAGGCTAAGGCAAACCCGTGATGTGAAGGAGAATCTTATGGAAAAGAAGTCTAAAAAAGACGAGAAGCTTAACAAGAATGCTATCGAAGTAAACCCTACTCTCAAGGAAGCTTCATCCCGTAAAGTCGTTATATCTTGGGGAAGAATGAACCCTCCAACGATTGGCCACGAAAAGCTCGTGAAAAAGGTTCAAGATACTGCTCGTAAACTTGGCGCAAAAGCCGAAATTTACTTGAGCCAGTCACAAGACGCAAAAAAGAATCCACTCTCATATTCTGATAAAGTCATGATTGCCAAAGAAGCATTTGGCAGCACTATTCAGTCGTCACCAGCTAAAACCATTATTGATCTGATGAAACAGCTTCAGTCAAAGTATGATGAAGTTACTTTGGTTGTAGGCCAAGACCGTGTACAAGAGTTTGAGACTTTGTTAAATAAGTACAACGGTAAAGATTACACAATGAAATCGATTGCTGTAGTTTCTGCTGGAGAAAGAGATCCAGATGCTGATGGTGTCGAAGGTATGTCAGCCTCTAAGATGAGAGACGCCGCATCAAAAGGTGAAGAAGAAAAATTCAAGTCAGGTCTTCCTAAAAAGCTTCAATTGCATGCACAAGACATCTATGATATGGTTCGTGCGGGTATGAAGTTAACAGAAGATGTTCAGCTTGATGAGTATGTTCTTACATATGCTCAACGACGTCGCCGCGCACTTGTAATGCGTAAGTATGAGCGTAAGATGGAAGCAGCACGTGAAAGACTTAAGAATCGTATTGCGTCGAATCAAAAGCTAGCAGTAAGAGCTCGTAAGAAAGCAATTGAACTTATTCGCAAGCGAGTTGCAGGCGAACGTGGCGCAAACTACGCAGATCTTTCGCCTTCAGAAAAGATTATGATTGACCAGAAGGTTGAGAAGAGAAAAGGCGCAATTGCGAAGATTGCTGCTCGTCTTCTACCAAAGGTACGCAAAGCAGAACTTCAGCGAGTTGCTTCTTTACATCAGCAAAAAGAAGACATCGATCAGATGTTTGAATCTTTCTTGAATGAAGACTATTACGCAGGTCTAAGTAAATCAACCGCAGCAAAACGCAAAGCACACTTTAATAAGCATGCAAAAATGGATGATGATAATCCTGCTGCGTATAAACCGGCTCCAGGTGATGCTACTGCAAAAACAAAGCCTTCAGTACATACACGCCGTTATCATATGATGTATAACGGAGATGGATCGCTCAAG